TATGGTATATTTATACAATAAAAAACCCCCTGAAGGAGGGGGCTAGATTAATGGTAAATACTAATTAATTACCATAATAATCTTTATGGATTGCACCGGCTAACGCTTTATGTGTTTCTGGACTAAGAGAAGGATTTTGTTTTCTTACTTGCTTATGTATAGCGCTTTTTGTTCTATGATCTGAATCTATCATTGTGTGCGAATGACCTTCAGGGTGCTTACCAGAGTATCGTTGTTCGCCAGTATCTTGCTGCTCTGCCCCATATTCAGCATGGTGAACTAAGTGGTGGCCTGCAGGCATGCCAACTTGTTCATGTTCATACCCCTCTGAATTAGAATGCCCAGCCTTAAGCTGCTTACTTACCCTACCGTAACTGCTTGCTGCTTCGGTATTTTCATTAATTACAGTTGATGAAGTTGAAAGATGTAAAAAAGCAGCAGTTGCTTCGATAAGAGAACTATTTTGTGACATATTAACTCCAAGAGAATGTTATAGTTTATTTATATAAAATTAGATCTTTAAGTAATGATTAATAATCTTATCTTTAATCATATCTGGAATAGTAAGATATGGCCATTCTAAATCATATGGGCACCCGGTTTCCCACTTGCGTTTTACAATAAATTTCCTGTATTCTTGAACATGTTTCTTATCAGCTGCCTCAAAGCGAATTCGCTGTCTTTGAACTTGAGATAGAACGTTCATAGTTCAGATTTATCGTAGTCTACTTTATGGACCATTTTTTCTCCCATCCAAGGAGAACCGGATTCTGGTCGATATGATGTACCATCTCCATAAAGCTCTAAGGCAGCATTCATTTCTCCAAACTGCGTATAAGTAATTTCTCTGGTGGAAATAATATTCTCTCCCAGATGCATCTGAGAAAATTCTTCCGCCTCTCCACAGGTAATAGTATCTTCAGCATGCTCTGCTGACTTGCATTCAACCATATAGCGAATACGAAATTGGTTAATAGTTTCTACTACGAATAAAGGCATTATAACTCCAAAATTAGTACCGGTTACGACTATCCGGTGGTGCTTTGTAGTAGAGGCACCCGGTTAGTTTGTTTAGCTAAACATTGCACTGCCGGCAACAGCAAACGCAGCAGCTACCATAGCCCGGGAAGGACGACCCAGACGGTAGGCTGTTTTTCCGTTCTTAGCGACATTGCTGTAGATCGAATAACCTTGCGAGCGCAAATCACTAACGCGGGCAGTAATAGTACCCTCTGTGGTACGGAAGATACCAGCCATTTGGCCTGCGGTAAATTGCTTACCAGACGTCAGAGTCTTGAGTACTTTGTTTTTAATTGTAGACATAATTTTCCTTAATAATAAATCCCCGCCACTAAAAAAATCATGAGGCGGCGGTCGACCTCATGATTAAGATTAGGCAGCCATCAGTTCTTTAAGTTCTTCAATTTCCTGATCAACTGCTTCTTTCTTCGCAGCTTTGATTATAGGCGCTTTCACAGTTTCTTTCAACTGCTTTTTGCCCAGAATCTCCGAAATTTCTGGCGCATAGGCTTGAAACTCTCCCAGGGTAAGCAGATACTCACAAGCTGCCACTTTAGTCATAGGACTGGGTAGCTCAACCAAATTAATATTGGTATCACCCTGCTTCTGCAGATTCTTTACCCGAAGGACAAAGTCAGAGCAAAAACGAACCTTATAGTCACCACCATTATTCGATACACCAGCTACAGTAAACGTTGTCATTTTAGTTTCCTTCATAATATTAAAAATTAATTATATACCGGAATGGCATATAAATCTACCACTTCCGGGATTTACACGCCCAGACCCTGACCAGCCATAAGGTAATTAGTTACCTTGGAAAGCATTATCGATTTAGAATTAGCCTTAACTAACTCACGATAAAATTTTTCCTTGGTAACTAACTTACCGGACGACTTTTCAATTAGTTGCTGACAGGTGGTGCGAAACCCCTCTAGGCTTGATTCTGAGTATTCGCTGAATAGAAATTTCAGCCCCTCATTTCCCACAGCGTCGTTTTTTACACGAGCACGAGAATTTGTTTGCGTAACCATTTTTTAACCAGGCAGTTTAGATACCCAATTATATACCATAATGCAGTTACTGGCAACTGTTTCTTTATGGATCGGTTGCCTCTTCGGTTGGTACTACTAGCATTTCTCTATCGACCAACTCCATAATTACCTGGGATATTCCATCGGTTTTTCCCTTAAAGTAACACCCATAGCAGGCTGCAAAGAATAAACAGAATTGAAAAATATCCGCAGCAGAAAATGTATTACCCATAAAATCCTTTTAATGTACTTGTGGTAGCCATAAAAATACTTTTTTTAAAAGTCTATTCTTTATAATGCCCCAATCTTCATCGCTAAACGTCTTCTTGTAGTATATGTATGATCTTACTTTTTTCCTAGTATCGATAGTCTTGAGAATCTGGTAGGGATCCTTACCAGGGTATTTAAAAATAATCTCCATAGCTATATCGTGACCATACGCATCAATTTCATCTATATCTGCCAGATATATTTTTTCATCTGATAATGTTCCAGTAATATTACGAAAATCTAAAGTCTTATCTACATCTGCTGGAACAGTACGGTGAGCCCATTGATCACGATGAATAGTTTCATGCTGACAAGTTTGAGCTATATCAAATTTAAATTGTGACCAATTCCCTGGGGTTATGTTAAAAGTTTTTACTAATTTGGAAAAATTTAGTATCACATGTCTTTTACCAGTAGACATATCAAAAAGCCCGGTCACATAGTATTCGTTTTTTTCGTACTCTTTATAGAGTTCAAAGCGAAAATTAAATGGTTCGGTTTTTTTAAAGGCTCTATTTAAAACATCAGTAATATAAAAATATGTTGGTCGACCAAGTAATGTATCTTTTTTTGATTCTAAAACACTATCTATGATTGGTGCAAGGTACATAGATCCTCCCTTTTTAAGTATTTATAACTTAATACTGGAGAAATCCTTCTTGTTAAATGCTTTGGTTATATTAAAATCCGGTGCATCGTCTTGATTATTACCAGAATCCTGTATATTGCGCTGGGCGGAGAGTTCTAGATCAAAAAGACGCATTTTAGCACGGTCAATACCGATCATAAATCGTTTATACAACGTTGGATCATTATATCGATTCTTTAACTGCTTAACCATAATCTGATTAAGCTTTTCCAGCTCCTCAGTACTAATTAACGCGAACATAAAATCTGCAGTAGCCGGTAGACCGAAACTTTCGGAAGTATCAGTCAACTCCACATCCGTATTCGAGAAACCCGAACGAGTCGTCTGCGTAGCGGACATAATAGGTACATTAAACTCAACAGCTAGACCACGAAGCTCTTCAGCAATAGCTTTAATATACGTATAGGAATTTACACCAGCTCCGGGCTTGAAACGAGAAGAAGAGCATATATTAAGATAGTCAACGAATATAATATCCGGCTTAAAGGTACGCTTTAGACTCAACTCACTTAGCAAAGCCTTAAAGTGTCCCACATGCGCAGAAGCAGTAGGGTATTCTTTTATAATTAACTTACCATGAATCTTACCGTTCAGTTTAGTAATTCTGCTTTCAAACATAGTCTTTGGTATGTTTTTTAGCTGATCAATACTCACATTAAGTAAGTTAGCATCGATACGTTCTGCGATACGCTCCTCGGCCATTTCTAGCGTAATGTAAAGAACATTCTTACCCTGACCAATACACCCGGCGGCCATATGGCACATGAACAAGGATTTACCAACCCCAGTACCCGCAAGAGCAATATTGAGAGTCTTATTAGGAATCCCGCCCTGCGTAATCTTATTAAAGAAATCTAAGTCAAAAGGAATTCTAGTTTCAGCCCTATTATAGAAATCAAACCTAGAACTGGCATCTTCAAAATAATCATGCCCCACAGATGCATCAAAACATACGCCCAGCGCATCCTGCAATAGAGAAGGAATACCATCTTTAGATATATTCTTATCCCTACCTTCCATTACGCCAATAGACTGCAGAATAGCATTATATACTGCTTTATCCTTACAGAATTTTTCCGTTTCATTTATTAACCATTCTGCATTAGACTGCTCAGTAAGAACTAGAGTAGTTACTAGGTCCTGGGTTTCTTTAAAAATACCCTCATTAAGATTTGACTCCTGCAGGGTAATATGCAACGCCTCATTGGTGGGAGGCTTATTATACTTACTTATAAATTCATGAATTAAATTATAAGCTGTCTTCTCACTTTCGTCTGTAAAGTATTGAGCTTTAAGGAAAGGTAAAACCTTTCGCATATAGCTTTCATTATGTATAAGATTCTTTAGAATCGTTGTTTCCAGTCTGATCATAATCTTCCATCGCTTCTCTAATTACATCGTTTACTATCAATTGAAGAACAGCCTCAAATTGTTCTGTGCCTATATCCTCCTTAGTTATAATATCTGGTTTATGAACAATATGATACTTAAAATCAATCTTACCAGCCTGGTCTTTTAAAAAGTCCATCTTTTCAATTTGAAGCGCTAGTCCTCTGTAGTCACCAGATAAAAATTCTATACCCCAGTCGGCTTCACCCACAAACCAGGGTCTGTAAAGATCATTTCTCAGCAATTGCAAACTCCTCATCGATATCACTATCGGAAAGTATAGAGCCATTAGCCACCTGGTACTTCTCTTTTACCCAGGTTTGAAAGGTAAT